AGATGGTGATGGCTGTGACCAACGTTTCAATCTTGGGTGTGCGCGAATTATTCGTGATCTCCGCAAAGCCTTTTTAGCTGAAGACTATCATGCTGCTGTTGACATCCTGTATGATGCGGTGTACGCTGGTGACACTATTACAATGGGTGTAGTGTATCGCTTGCTCCACAATAAGTCAGGATGGGAAAATACTGGCCATGACAATTCGTTGTACTTTTGGCTTGCCCTTGCTGAAGCTGTTTCGACCTTAACTGGTCGGGATGTTGATGAGGTTCTTAAGTTGATTGTGAATGGGGACGATTTTGCGCTGTCTATCGATGACGACAATGTAGGTATTCGGCAAGTTCGCGACTACCTGGCTCAGTACCAGGTTTTGATCGCTTACGATAATGCCGAACCCTGTTGGGCGCAGGAGGTTGTCTTCCTTTCACATCATCTTCGTGAGCGTTTCGTTCGAGGTCATGGTGATCTCTTGGTTGCCGCTGGCAACTATTCGAAGCTCATGTCTAGTGTCAATTGGGTGAGGGTGAATAATTCTTTCTCTTTTGAGGAGTGTGTCCTGATGCACTTGCTTGGTCTTCGGATCGTGGTGTGGCCCTGGGAGTATGAGTTCCTTTTGTTGGAGGCTCGGATTGACTCGTACCTGAGTACGATTGTCCAGACGCCTCGCATTAGGGATATCCTAGGAGCTCGCATCTCGGTCGCGCAAATCACGGATCTACATTTTCGTTGGGAGTCCCGCGCGTTTTTCGACGTGGACTCGACTGGTGCCGGCTTACTTGAACGTTTCAACGGCATAAGTCTGTGTGTGACGAGCATCATACAAAACAACAACCAAAATGCAGCCAGCGCTCTCTATCAAGCAGGAGCAGGCCCGTCGGGCAGCCCAGTCCAAGAAGGACAAGGCTGCTAGCAAGAAGGGCAATGGGACAGGGGGACCGGCCCCCCCGCGTGCGCCTAAGAACGCACGCAAAGAGCCGGATGATCGGCGTGTGCCGTCGAACCTGATGCCTCGGGGCGTCCGGAACAACGGTCGCGAGTCTTTCCTCGGTGAGAATGTCACGTTTGATGAGCTCGTTGCTGACATCAACGGTAGTATTGCTTTTACCGCCAACAAGTACGCTGTGCAGCCGGGCCTCGCCTCAACGTTCCCTAAGGGAGCTATTAAGGCGGCGCTCTACTCAGAGTGGAAGATGGTGGATTGTGAGTTCTACTTCAAACCGGAAGTCTCGCAGTACGCTGCGCAAGGTCAAACGGGCAAGGTGATTGTGGCGATGGACTACAACGCTGGCAACCCTGCTCCGACGACCAAGCAACAGGTGGAGATCATGCATGTCAAGGATGCCATGCCGTACGAGATCATTCGACTTCGTCTGGACGCGTCTTGTGTTAACAAGGCCGACAGCAAGTACATTCGTACTGGTCCCATTCCTGTTGATGAGGACATTAAGACCTTTGATGGTGGAAATCTGTGGGTGTGTACCATTGGGCAAGTTGGTGCCGGGTTGGTTGGCGAGTTGCATGCTCGTTACAATTTCCGGTGCACAAAGCCTACACTGTTGAATCCCCCTCAGGGTGGACTCCTTCCGCTTGCAACAGCCTCTGAGTTTTTGCTTGCTGCTCCACAGTCGTTCGTGAATGGCACTCCTGCCAATCTCGGATTTGACACAGTTGTGGTTGACGGCATCAAGATCGGGCTGCCTGTAGCGGGGGTGTTCACTCCACCTGCTGGTTACTACAAGGTTACTCTTAAGGCGTTGTTCAAGGATACGTCTGCTGAGTCTTTTGTTGACAGCATTGTTCTGTTCAAGAATGGTGCTGCCACTGTTCCGGAGGTGCAGTCTGCTGCGAGTGGAGCGTCTATTGCCAATCAGCTCCTTGCTGATGGTCTCCAGTGGGTCGGTGCTGTTTCTGGTTCCGACACGTTGAGCTTCAACGTCACCTTGGAGGGTGCTGCTGGTACGCTTACCGCCCCAGGCGGTTATTGCACTGTTGTCTTCGAGGCCTTGTAGGTCTTGTGTCCTCTTGTGTAGCGCAC